TCGAGGACATTCAAATGGGTCCAGAGAGTTCTGCAATCACGATTGCAGGAACTAAAGCTGACGGCAATCAAGTATTTTTTCAATTAGAAAGAAATGCGGACGATGGTACCGATGATTTTACCGGTGATGCACGCTTATTAGGAATTCAATTATTTTATACTACTGACGCTGCTAACGACGCATAAGGAGAAATAGAATATGTCTTTTGGATATCAAGTTTTAGGATTTGGATCAGGAGGAGCAGGAGCCGCTCCTTATATGGTCGAATATTTAGTAGTTGCTGGAGGCGCTCAAGGTGGCCGATCCGATGCCCATGGAGGAGGAGGAGGCGGTGGCGGTTTTAGAACTGCTGCGTGTTATGAACTCACTGCAGGTGACCCTTATACAATTACAATAGGTGCAGGTGGAACAGGTATTTATCCTGATCCCGCTTGTGGACCCTCTTATCCTATTCCATCAACATCTCATTTCGGTTCACCAGGGTGTGCTTCAGTTTTTGCTACAATACAATCAGAAGGTGGTGGAGCAGGAGTTGGACAACCAGCATCTGAAGGTCCAGGAATTCCCGGAGGATCGGGAGGAGGTGGCGGAGGTGGTCACCCTGGCGGTGGCTTAACTGGTGGAACTGGCAGTATGGATAATGTTGGAAACCCTAAACCCGCTCAAGGAAATCCCGGCGGAACAGCTTCAACAAGTGGACCCTATCACGGAGCTGGTGCTGGCGGCGGAGCTGGCGGAGCTGGCGGTAATGGAGTCCCGAGCGTAGGTGGAACTGGCGGCGTAGGATCAGCAAGTGATATAAAAGTTGCTTGTACCCCTGTAGCGTTTGCTGGAGGCGGAGGAGGATCAGGAAATTCTGGAGGATGTGGCGCAGCTAGCCCTTGTGGAACTGGAAAAGCAGCAACCCCTGGAAACACTGATCCAGCACGAAATGGAGCAGCTAATACTGGTGGTGGTTCAGGTGCGGCACGAGCAGCAGGTGGATCTCCAACTACAAATAGTGTGGGAGGAAGTGGAGTTGTATATTTAAGAATGCTTACTGCTGACTATTCTGGATGCACAACTGGATCTCCAAATGCAACTGTAAATGGAGATTATACAGTTTTAGAATTTACAGGAAGTGGGACCTATACGGCATAGACTATGGCACATTTTGCAAAATTAAATGAAGCAGGTAATAAAGTAATCCATGTACAAGTTGTAAGTAACAAGATCGTTGAAGATAACGAAGGAAACGATCGAGAAAATAAAGGACAAGCTTTTTTAGAAAAAGTTCATGGGTGGCCCGCTCATCTTTGGAAACAAACATCTTGTAATACTCATAATGGAATACACACTGAAGGAAGAACTCCTTTACGTAAAAATTTTGCAAGCGTAGGAGACACTTATGATAGTGTAAGGGACGCCTTTTATAGTTCTTCTAAACCTCATCCTTCTTGGATCTTCAATGAATCAACAGCTAATTATGATCCCCCAAAACCACAGCCAGCCCCTGTCGAAGGTTCTTATTTTAATTGGAACGAAGGCACGGCAGACTGGGACCAAGTTACACCCCTTCCATAATACAAATCCTTATTTACATTTTATTTCCCTTCCTGTATCAAAGAGGGGATGCAGAAGAAAGTATTAGAGAATCATTTTATTTGTACTGATTTTGTTACACCAGTAAAAATTGATCGTGATGAATTAAAATTTCGTATCTTTTCAGCTTTTTATTTAAAAAAAAGACTCAGTGATAATCCTCGAGATTATAATTATGAAGATTATAAGGTAGAGTATTGTAAGCCAAGTACCTGGGTAGAAGATTATGTACGTGATCATTATAGAGTTCAATTTAATACATCTTTAGCACCTCTTGCCAAGTGGGGAAACTGTTATCACCATGGAGAACAATCTGTTTCTCGAAGATTCCCACGTGCCGATATGACATGGATCTATGGAGTTGAAGTTAACAAAGATTCTTCTAGTCTGGTTATTGAATATAACGAAGGTCCAGTTAAAGATAAATTATGGTGGATTCCGTTAGAGACCAATAAGGTTATTGTTTTTCCTTCTCATTTAAAATATTTTATTTCTAAGAATAAGAGTGCTGAACCTAATTTTTTTTTAACCTGTGTATGTGGAGGAAAACAGGAATGAGATGTAAGAATTATTACTATTATTATAAGGAAGCCTTGAGTCCTAAATTTTGTGAAGATGTAATTAAATATGGTTTAAGTCAGCAAAATAAGCGTGCCTTAACAGGAGACAGTAAACATTTTTTTAATGAGGAAGACAAAAAACAATTAAAATTGTTAAAGAAAAAAAGGGATTCTCATGTAGTATGGATGGATGATGTCTGGATCCTTCGTGAAATTAGACCTTGGGTAGCCAGAGCTAATGAAGAAGCTGGATGGAATTTTCAATGGGATGCTGCCGAAGCATTCCAATTTACTCAATATGAAAAAGGCCAGTATTATGGTTGGCATGTGGATAGTTCTGAAGGTTCAACGCAAAATAAAATTCGAAAACTTTCTCTTACTCTTACTTTATCTAAACCGGAAGACTATGAAGGAGGAGAACTAGAATTTTGTTTGCCTCTTTCGGGCTCCTCTAAAAATCAAAAAAAGATTTGTACGGAAATTCTAAAGCAAGGTTCTATAGTTTTTTTCCCTTCTTTTGTCCTGCATCAGGTTAAACCTATTCTTAAAGGAATAAGACATAGTTTAGTATGTTGGCATAGTGGGGAGCCTTTTCGATGAAGGATACTCCTAAATTCACTAGTGAGGTATTGTTTAAAACTCCTCTTTGGTACATTCATGCTCCTGAGTTTTTAAAAAGTTTAAACAAAGCATCAGATCCTTATATTAAAAAGTCTAGAAAAACTATGGAGCCAGCCATCAAGAAAAGAAGTAAAGCCTTAAAGAAAGACCTTAAAGATTTTGGTCTCATTGCTCATTCGACAGAACTAATTAATGAACTTCCTTTCAATAGTTTTAAAGAGTTCATTGGAAAACATTGTGTAGATTTTTTAATATGGCAGGGATGGAATATGGATAAATATAATTTTTTTTATTCAGAGCTATGGGTTCAAGAATTTCCTAAAGCAGGAGGAGGTTTTCATCAAACTCATATTCACTGGAATGGACACGTGTCTGGTTTTTATTTTTTAAAATCTTCTCCGCGAACCTCTTATCCTCTTTTTCATGATCCCCGGTCGGGAGCAATGATGAACAGACTTCCTCAAAAAAATGAGACTGCTGTTACGTATGGTAGTGAAACAGTTCATTATCCTGTGAGTCCTGGACAATTAATGATATTTCCTTCTTATCTTCCTCATTCATTTGTTTTAGATCCAGGCCTAGATCCTTTTCGTTTTATTCATTTTAATCTTCAGGCTGTGGCGAAAACGGCGCAACCTACGGGATGATTAAGGATGTTGTTATAATTGGAGGAGGTACTGCAGGCTGGGCTACAGCCCATAATTTTTTAAATAAAACAAGTTCGAGAGTTAAAGTGACGGTGGTGGCTAGTCCGGAAATTCCTATTATAGGTGTTGGAGAAAGTACTACAGCACGATTTAATGCGCTTATTAACTTAAAAGATAATAATACAGGTTTAAATGAAAAGGAATTTTTGAAAGAAACTAAGTCCACTTTTAAATTAGGCATTAAACATACTGATTGGCATACGATAGGCCAGTCTTTTTATTCTCCCTTGGCGGATAACTATTATGAGCACTATGATTATCCCCATCCTGATTATGATAATTATAGAATTTATCATGTAGCTAATAATCTTCCCCATGATGAAACGTTTCAAGCCCAGCTTATGGCTAATGGACGTTTACATTATAAAGATAATAAAAGTGCATATGCTGCCTTTCAAGGAAATTTTGGAGTAGCCTATCATTTAGACACTTATAAAGTAGGTAGTTATTTAAAGAGAAAAGCAATAGCTTTAAAGAAATGTAAATATATTGAAGGACAAATAGTGTCTTTCAAGCAGGACTCTCAAGGATTTATTAAATCCGTCAGAACAAAAAAAGGAAAAGTAATTAAAGGAGATTTATTTATTGATTGTTCGGGATTTGCAAGAGTATTAATTAACAAAGCATTTAAGAATAAATTTATTTCTTATGAGAATAATCTCCTAGTGAATAGGGCTCTCTCTTTTAATATTAAAGAAAAAAAAATAAGAAATTATACGCATGCATGGGCTCAGCGCTATGGCTGGCTATGGGAGATACCTACTCAAGAAAGGCTCGGGTGTGGGTATGTTTATAGTGATAATTTTATTAAGCCGGATAAAGCCCAGGAAGAAATCGAATCAGTGTTGGGCCGTAAAATTACTCCTCAAAGAGATATAAAATTTCATACAGGCAGACTGGAAAATTTTTGGATTAAAAATGTTTTATCAACAGGATTATCTAGTGCGTTTATTGAACCTTTAGAAGCGACTTCAATTCATGCCACGTTGATGCAGGTTAATCACTTTATAGAAAATTATTATAAAGAAGGGCTTCCCTTTGAATGTGAGTTTTTGTCTAAGCAGTATAATTTAGAGATGACTCAGATGTGGGATAATATTCGGGACTTCATTGTTTTTCATTATATTACTCCTCGAAAAGATACTGAGTTCTGGATACAGTCCGCGTCTAAGGAAAGACGAAGTGAAAAATTAAATAATTTATTAACTATGTGGAAATATAGAATGCCTCGCATGATTGATTATGTAAATGATATGGGTAACAATTTCTATAATCTAGGTAATAATTTATGGTACCAAATTGCTATAGGAATGAAACTCTTGGATCCAGCACTAGCAAAAAAAGAACTACAAGATTATAATTTATATAATTCTACTGAAACTTATTATGAATCCTTAAGGAGAGAAGTTAAAAATACTTTAAATACCTATACATTAACCAACGATTATTATGCATCCTTATGATTAAAAAAGTTATTGTTCTCGGAGGGGGAACAGCAGGATTGATTGCTGCTCTTATTTTAAAAACCAGGTTTCCAGTTATAGAAATTGAAATCATTAAATCAGATAAGATTGGAATTATAGGGGTAGGAGAAGGAAGCACTGAACATATAAAAGACTTTATGAGAGTATGCAAGATTACTGAAAAAGAACTTATACAACATACAGATGCCACTTTTAAATATGGAGTGATGTTTAAAGATTGGGCTCCCCATGATTATTTACAGTTTCCTGATATTAATCATCGCCATAGAATCGGACTTTATGAAGCTTATTATGCCTACCATATTGGTCATAATATATCTTGTGAAAAAATGATGGAAAAAAATCTATGGAACAAGCGCCTTACATCCGATCATTATTGTAATCAATATCATTTTAATACTTTTAAATTAAACGATTTCTTACTTATGAAAGCCCAGGCTCGGGGTATAAAAATTACGAATGACGAAATAAAATCTGTCTCTCTTAAGAAAGGAATTGATGTTCTTCATGGAGAGAAAAGAAAGTACAAAGCAGACTTCTATGTCGATGCCACAGGTTTTAAAAAATTACTGATTTCTAAATTAGGAGCTAAGTGGGAGTCTTTTAATCTTCCCATGAATGAAGCTATTGCTTTCCAGACGCCTGATACAGAGAATTATAATACATGGACTTTGGCTAAAGCTATGAGTGCTGGTTGGCTCTGGCGCATTCCTACTTATGGACGATGGGGTAATGGTTATGTGTATGACAATCATTACATGGACAAAGACAGGGCTAAAAAAGAAGTAGAAAAATATTTAGGATATTCCATTACCATTGGTAAACATATTAAATTTGAAGCCGGTGCATTGGATCGACCATGGATTAAAAATTGTGCAGCCATGGGTTTAAGTGCAACATTCGCTGAACCTCTAGAGGCAAGTTCTATTGGGACCACTATTCAACAAGCTTTTTTATTATGCCATTATCTTATAAATCCGAACCAACAAGACAAGAATAATTATAATCAAAGTTGTAAAGCTATTTTTAAAAATACCCGTGATTTTATTGCTGTCCATTACCTTATTAAGAGAAAAGAAAAATTCTGGAAAGAGTTGAAGATAACATTTTCCGATGACTTTAAAAATAAACTAGAAGGATGGAAAACTAAACTTCCCTTTGATCAAGAATTTGTAGAACGCTATATTCTTTTTAGACCTCTGAATTTTATTTTAGTATTATGGGGCATTAATTATTTTAATCGTGAGGCTATCTATAATGAGTTGTTTCATTATGGAAAGAAAGCAGAAAGTGAGATTCAAGAGCATATTAAAAGAAATGCTAAGCTTAGTCTAACTCCTTCTCTTTCTCATAAATCTTATTTGGAAAATATACGAAATCAACATGATAATTAAAAAAATAATTATTGTAGGAGGGGGCACAGCTGGCTTGATCGCTGCGTTAATTCTTAAAACTCAATTAAATGGTGTCCAAATTCAAATTATTAAATCTGATAAGATAGGAATTATAGGAGTTGGAGAAGGGTCTACGGATCATTTTAAAGAATTCATGCGGATCTGTAACATTACTGAAGAGGAACTTATAAAAGAAGCGGACGCTACTTTCAAGACAGGGGTGATGTTTGAAGACTGGACTCCTCGAGATTACTGTCACAGTATTAATGAGGTTCATAGATTTAATATAGGACAGTATCAAGCTTACTATGCCCATTTAATTGGTCATCAAATTCCTATAGAAAATGAACAACCCATTTTAGATAAATGTATTCCTTTCGGATATTTTTTTAATCAATACCATTTTAATACTTTTAAACTAAATGATTTTCTAGTGAAAAAATCAAAAGCTATTGGGATTAAATTTACTGAAGATAAAATTCTATCCGTAAAAACAAGAAAAGAAATTTATGCTTTACATGGGGAAAAGAAAAAATATACCGCTGATTTTTATATCGATGCTACAGGTTTTAAAAGACTATTGATTTCTAAATTAGGTGCTCAATGGAAATCTTTTAACCTTCCTATGAATGAAGCGATTGCTTTTCAAACCCCAGACACAGATAATTATAATCCTTGGACATTAGCCAAAGCGATGAAGGCTGGTTGGATGTGGAGAATACCTACTTATGGAAGATGGGGAAATGGTTATGTTTACAATAATCATTATATTAATATGGAGCAAGCTAAACGAGAAGCTGAAAAATATATTGGACATTCTATCACTATTGGAAAACATGTAAGGTTTGAAGCAGGAGCATTAGATGCCCCTTGGATCCAAAACTGTGTGGCGCTAGGTTTAAGTGCAACTTTTACCGAACCCCTAGAAGCTAGCTCCATTGGGCTTACTATTCAACAAGTATTATTATTGGTTCATCATATAGTTAATGCAAACCAAAGAAATATTGATGCCTATAACGAGAGTTGTCGGGTTCTGTTTAAAAATACTCGAGACTTTATTGCGATTCATTATCTTATTAAAAGAAAAGATAAATTCTGGAAAGAGTTAAAGATTGATTTTTCTCCTGATTTCATGACTCAATTGAAACAATGGAAAAAGAGACTTCCTCTTGATCAAGATTTTCCAGAACATTTAAATCTTCTCTTTCATAATAGAAATTTTATAGTAGTATTAGCGGGACTTGGTTATTTTGATAATAAGAGTATTAAGAAAGAACTTCAATATTACGGACCACAGATAAAAGAATATATGGACCTCAAGTCTAAAGAAATTAAAGCATTAGATAATAAGCCTTATGTAATGCATAAAGAATATTTAAAAAGGATAAGGAGTCATGTCATTTAAGAAAAAAGGATATTTAGTTGTCAAAGAAGCTATCCCTCAATATCTTGCTAGTTTTTTAACAGGGTATTTTTTATTAAAAAGAAGAGTTGTAAAAACTTTTTTAGATACTCGATGGATTTCTCCCTTTGCAATGGAGTGGGGAACATGGACTGATCGACAAGTGCCTAATACTTATTCTCAGTATGCCGATATTGCCATGGAGAATTTACTTCAAATGACTCGCCCTCTTATGGAAAAAAAAACAGGACTTAAACTTACCCCTACTTATTCATATGCCCGTATTTATAAAGATGGAGATGTTCTTCATCGTCATAAAGATCGACATGCGTGTGAAATTTCTGCAACCATATTTTTAGGGGGATTTTTTTGGCCTATTTTTATTGAACCTGATCCTAAAAAAGGAAAACACACTCGTCATGGTTATATCAGTGATAATACCAAAGGAACTAAAGTTCTTCTTAGACCAGGAGATATGCTACTCTATAAAGGATGTGAGTTGGAACATTGGCGAGAAGCTTTTAAAGGAGACTATACTGTACAAGTGTTTCTACATTATAATCGTAAAGGAAAGAAGGATAACAAATTTGATGGACGTCCTTTTTTAGGACTGCCTAAAAATTTTGAAAGGTCTAAGTAATGTACGAGCATTTAAAACAAGGATCCTTTCATCTTCACCGTAATTTTCTTGATCCTAAAGTCTTTAGAAAATTAAGCTCGGAACTTTCTACATTCAAATATAAAGCAACTTATCAACCCCATCGTCTTTACTACGGAAACAGATTTCAAGCTTATCCTTGTTATGAATTCCATTTTCATACCTATGATCATATTTTTATCCCCCAGCTGGAGAGTATTATTAAGAAGAAAATAGATAAAAAGAGTTTTGTTTGTACTATGCGCAAAACTATTATGGAAGAACTTAAACGATCTAAAGTTAATACAGCTTATGGGAATATTCATAAAGATGATGAAGAACTCGCAGCTGTTTTATATTTTGATCAAACCTCAAGCGGAGGAACTGTCTTTTTTGAACATGACCTAGATAAATATCCCGATATTAGTGTAGGGGCCTATCCCAATAGGTTAATCCTGTATAATGCTCAGCGTTGGCATGCCTCCTCTGCTGATTATACTTTTAAAGAAAGGCATGTTTTACTTTTCTTTTTTAATACTAAAAATTAAAATGGATATTGTAAATTTAAAACCTATTCCAATTGGCTACGAAAGAAAAGCCTATCAACTTAACAAAAAAGAATTAAAGATTATACAAGATATTCAATATATAAAACCGGACCCCACTGCTTATGCTGGAGGGGGTAGGGATTTTTATTTATCTAAGAGCGGTACTTTATTAGAAAATAAAGGATTAACTAATCTTAAAAATTTTTTTATACAGAAAGCTAAGGAGTACACCCAAGATATTCTACAGATTAAGGATAAGCTGTATATGACCCAGAGCTGGTCAACGGTACATAAAACAGATGCTTTCCATCCTCCCCATGATCATCCTAATACCTTTCTAACTTCTGTCTATTACGTCCAGTGTGAGGATGGAGCTATTTTTTTTGAGTTGAAAAGATCTTCTATTTGTGAAGCTTTTAATTTTCAGTACACCATTGATAAACATAATGTTTATAATAGCCAAGTATGGAGGATGCCTATTACCACTGGAGACATTGTTTTATTTCCTGGGCAACTTTTCCATGGAACTCCTCCCAATAAATTAAAACAGCCCCGAATAATTTTAGGAGCAAATTTTTTTATTAAAGGTGTTTTAGGAACTGAGGAGGAGAAGTCTATTATTAAAATATGACCGTGATTCTTCACTCGGAGTTTGCAACTCCTATTATGGAAAAAAATGAAAAGTATTTTTTTTCAAGAAAAGAAAATAAATTTATTACATCTCTTCCAACCAAACTTAATATTAGTAGCGGGAACGCTATAACCCTTAATCGATTTGTTTTGGACCATGAAGAACTTAAAAAATTTAAAAGCTTTGTACAAGAAGCTTTAGATTATTATGCCTATGCCATTTTAGAATGTAAAAAATCGATGAAGTTTTACATTACCGAATCCTGGTTTAATTATAATAAACCGGGAACATCGCATCATGCTCATTGGCATCCTAATAGTATTATTAGTGGGGTTTATTGTTTAAAAGGAAGTTCCACCCCTCTTATTCTATCAAGACGAGAGCATTTATTTCCAGGCTTTATGTTTAATTATCAACAGTCCAATAAATGTACAAATCTCGAACGCTCTTTTCTTTTAAAAGAAGGAAGCTTTATTATTTTTCCTTCCGCAAGTTTTCATTATGTGCCCATAAACAATTCCTCACAGGTGCGTAAGACATTATCTTTCAATACTTTTGTAAAAGGAAAAATTGGCCAACTACATTCGGAATTAAATCTATGAAAATTTTTAAGACCCATGAGTTCACCACTAAAGTTTATGAGGGCCGTATATCGTTCGATCAAAATAAAGTTTTAAGATTATTAAAATCGCTAGACAATATTATGCAAGAGAGTAATTACATGAGGACTACTTTTCTCAAGGAAAAGAATATCTTATTATATAAAGATTTTAAATTTTTATTAGATAGTTGTACGTTGTTTTATAACTATGTGGCCCAAGAAAATAGTTATAAAACAGGAAAAGTGACTGCATCATGGTTTCAAATATATGATAAAGGAAATTTTCATGATACTCATATTCATAATATCTCAAATCGAGTATATGATTTCTGGAATTTTATTTTCTATATTAATTGCCCCGCGCATTCATCAAATACTATTATACTGGAACCGGGTTATCCTTATATAGATAGTAATAAACGACTCACCATTAAACCTACAGTAGGAGGCTGTGTAGGTTTTCCTGGGCATCTTCCTCATTTTGTAGAACCTAATCGATCGAGTAGGCGGATTATCCTTTCAAGTAACGTGGAGTTTAGAAAATGAAATTAGATACTAAATTTGTTATTGAAGAGTTTGTTCTAGAAGAGCATCGTCATATGTTAATTAATTATTTTGAAAATAATAAACATCTTTGTAGAGACCTTAGAAAGGTCCATGCCAAACGTAACCTACATTATCAGGATATAAGAAGCGAAACCGTGAAAGCGGTTCTTAAGTATTATGTTACGAAGACTTGTTATTTTATCGATCATTATTTTAAAGATAAAGTGGCTCCATGGAGTGAACCGCGGATCTGTCGATGGACTAAAGGAGAAACGATGGATCTTCATGTCGATAGAAAAGGAGGATCTCCTACAGACAATATGAAATATAGTTCTCTTATTTATTTAAATGATGACTATGAAGGAGGAGAATTAAAATTTGTGGATGGAAAAGTATTTAAATTTAAAGCCGGTACCAATATCATTTTTCGCAGTGATGCGTACAATTCTCACCAGGTTCTAAAAGTCAAGAAAGGAAAACGCTATACCATTCCTTCTTGGTATACAACTAAACTTTTATTTCTGACTATATGAAAATCATTAAAAATTTTTTACGTAAAGACTTTAATAAATATCTGCAGAAAGAACTAGGGGGTGATAACTTCCCTTGGTATTTTCATCCTACCAGTCTTCGAACTCCTTACAAAGAAGATAGGCAGTTTCTCTTTTATCATGACTTCATGGTTGAGAAAAAAATTAATAGTGACTGGTGGCCTCTGGTTAAACCTTTAGTGGCGAATATTAAAAAACATTTTCCAGGAATAGAATTATTAAGGGTAAAAGCTAATCTTTATACTAATCAAAATAAAGAGGTGAAGTTTGGTAAGCATATTGATAATCAATATGAACGTGAATTTTGGACCTCTATTTATTATGTTAATTCCAATAATGGTAAGACCTATGTAGGAAAAAAAGGAGTGCCCTCTGTGGCTAATTCTATAGTTGTTTTCGATGGTCAAACCCCTCATTACGGAACTGTCCAAACAGATACTCCTGTACGTCTTTTAATCAATGTAATCTTCCGAAAAAACTCAAGTTGACCGTTCCCTCAGGGTATATTATAAAGGAGTTTCTATGCTACAAAAAATAGGCTTTTTACCAGGATTCAATAAACAAGTTACCCCTACCGGCGGAGAATTCCAATGGCAAGGAGGGGCTAATGTTCGCTTTCGTTATGGAACTCCTGAAAAATTAGGGGGTTGGGACCAACTAGGGGAAGATAAACTTACTGGAGCTGCTCGAGCCCTTCATCATTTTGATAATAATGCCGGGGTTAAATATGCAGCAATTGGTACTAACAGAATTTTATACGTCTATTCAGGCGGACAATATCATGACATTCATCCTATCAAGAACACGATTACAGGCTGTGATTTTTCTACAACTATAAATGATACTGCCGTTACAATAACCTTTCCTACACCCCATGGTATGTCGGAAGATGATATTGTTTTATTAGATACGGTTACCATGGCTTCTGCAGGTTTCACCGCTGCAGATTTTGAAGATAAGAAATTCATGGCAACCTCTATTCCTTCCGCAACCACTATTACAATTACGATGGGTTCTCAAGCAGATGCTACGACTACTAATGTAGGAAGTTGTAGAGCTCAAACTTATTATACTGTCGGACCCGCACAAGAACTTGGAGGATTTGGTTTTGGTACTGGCCAATGGTCAGGAACGGCTTCGGGTCCTGCGACAACGACTCTCGTAACCACTATTGCGGCCGATGCTGCAGTGACAACGGTAGTGCTTACTGATTCTACTGCTTTTCCAAGTTCAGGAGAAATTAGAATAGGGACAGAAGATATTTCTTATACGGATAATGATATAGGCACAGGGACTTTAAGTGGAGGAGCCAGAAATGTTAATGGAACAACTCTAGCCCTACATACAGCAGGTGCAACCATTACCGATATTTCAGCCTATGTTGCCTGGGGAGAATCTTCCTCAGACGATGTTACTTTAGAACCCGGTTTATGGGTACTTGATAATTATGGCACCATTCTGATTGCTCTTATTTATAATGGAGCCTGTTTTGAATGGGACTCATCCGCTGCTAACGCTACTAGTGTACGAGCTACTGTTATTAGTGGGGCCCCTACAGCTTCCCGACACATGCTAGTATCATCAATAGATAGACACTTAGTGTTCTTCGGAACAGAAACTACAATT